TAAAGAAATCCTGTTCCAGGCGATGCCTATTCTTCGCTTTGAGCAGTTCGCAGTGAAGAAGACCGAACTTGGTGTTGCACCAGGTCTTCGTGTTAACTTCCTGCGTTACAAGAACTTCGATGTTGTGGCTACCCCACTCACCGAAGGTGTTCGTATGTCAACCAACGCTCTGACCGCAGAGCAGATTGCTATCACCGTTGCAGAGCACGGCTACGCACTAGCTGTTTCTGAACTACTCCTCAATGCTTCTTTTGATGATGTTATGGCTTCGGCTTCACGTCTTCTAGGTCGCAACATGGCTATCTACCTTGACCAGATTTCACGCGACACCCTTTACGGTGCTACCTCTGTAATCTATGGTTACGACCGTTCAAGCAGCTCAGCTGTTAACAACTGGTACGACTACGGTAACAAGGCATCAAGCCGCGCAGCAATGACTGGTAACTACGCTCTTACCACAGCAACCGTTAAGGACGCTGTAGAGACCTTGGCTACCAAGAACATCCCACGGTTGGGTGAAACCTACGTTGCATTCGTGCATCCTCACCAGAGCCGTAAGCTTCGCGACAACCCTGAGTTCATTGAAGTAACGAAGTACGCCGCTCCTGGTAACTTCATGCTTGGTGAAATCGGCCGTTTGTACGATACTGTGTTCATTGAGACCACTCAGGTCCTCAAGGTTCCAGGTGGCGCAGGCACCAACTACACCGCAGACACAGCTGTTTCTACACCTGTTGTTTCTGCTGGTGGTGGCTACACTACACCTAACACCTTCACAGGTAACGGTGGCTCAGACCGCTACTCAGCAATCTTCATCGGTGACAACGCCTTTGGTCACGCTATCTCATTGCCAGTTGAACTGCGCGATGGTGGTATCCTTGACTTTGGTCGTGAACATGCTCTTGCATGGTACTCAATCTTCGGTTTGGGTCTTATCACTGACCAGGCAATCGTTATTGCTGAAACAAACTAGTAAGACCACGAGGGGGGCCTTCGGGCCCCTCTCACCCTTTACAGATACTAACATTGGAGAAAACAATCATGGCAACAGCAAAAGCAAAGCCTACAGACGCAACTGGTCGTCAGCGTGAAAAGCTAATCCAGGAAAATGCAGAAGCCGTTCAGGAAGCTGCAACCCAGATGGCTATGGCAACTGCACAAAAGCAGGATGCACTTAGCAATGACGTCATTGATGCTACTCAGCCTAATCGTCAGGAAATCATTATTGATGAGCCGACAATTATTGCTGATGAGGGCAAAACAGTTACAATCCGCGTGATTGAAGACATTGAAAATATGACTTTCGGCGCTGGAAACTACTTTTCTTTCCGTGCTGGTCAGAAGTACCAAGTTGCTCAAGACCTTGCTCGTCACCTTGAAGAAAAGGGATACCTAGCTGGAGTCATCTAAGCAGGTTTTTGAGATGGGGCCTTCGGGCCCCATTTCTATTTTAGGCTGATTTTTTTGTGTATCTAAGGCATTATTTATAGAGCACCCTTTAAAGGAGTATTCGTGGCTGTTCTTGCTGATTTATTAAATAGAGTTCGTTTAGAGCTCGGTGATAACGCAGCCACGTTTTCCACTACTCTAACTGGTGACGGGGTTACTAAATCCTTTTATATGAACTATAAACCTGTAGATGCTACCTATTTAACGGTTACAGTTAACGGCGTTGCTAAAGCTAACCCAACTGATTTTACAGTTGAAGAAAATCGTGGCGTAATTAACTTTGTATCTACTCCAGCCCAATACGCTAATATTGTCATTAGCGGAACCCACTACAGGTATTTTACTACCAGCGAATTGACTACATTTGTCAATACTGCCGTTTTACAGCACACAGACAATAAAACAGACTCCTATGGTAGAAATATTACCCTAGCCCTTATACCGCCCGTAGAAGAGTATCCAGTGGCTCTCCTGGCCACTGTAGAGGCCTTGTGGGCCTTGGCTACAGATTCTGCGTTTGACATTAACATTTCTGCTCCTGATGGGGTGGCGATTCCGCGTGGGCAGCGTTTCCAGCAGCTATCTGCCATTATCAATGCCCGTAAAGAACAATACCGTGAGCTTTGCGCCGCCCTCAATATTGGCTTATGGCGCATTGAGGTTGGCACTCTTCGCCGCGTTAGCCGTACAACTAACCGTCTTGTTCCTGTTTACATACCTCAAGAAATTGATGATAGTACCATGGCTGAACGCGTTTACATTGAAAACAACCTTAAGGGAAGGTCGCCTCTTCCAGACCCAGTTGGTGTTTACGATATTGTCTTTACTCAAGGCGACAATTGGAGTGTTGAGTTTGATATTACTGGATTTGATTTAACTGGTTACACAGTAAAAGCTCAAGCACGAACCTACCCAGGCTCTCCGTTGCTCGTGGCAGAGTTTACGGTAACTTACACTGACCGCGTAAACGGTAAAGTTACCCTGTCCCTAACTCCAGCCCAAACTGAGCAATTCCCGCTCAAGTCTTTCTGGGATATGCAAGTTACTAATGCTGATGGCACATTTGACCAAACTTATGTACGCGGCTTAGTGTTTGCTAACCGACAAGTCACGGTAACAGGAACTAATGGAGCAACAGACATGACTGTAGCCCCAACATTTACTGCCTCTACTCCTCCTGCAGGAGTTCACAATGTGGCTTACTCCTATCAATTCCTTGCTACTGGCCCTGACCCAATATTCTATCTTCAAGCTGGAACCCTTCCTACGGGCTTAAGTCTTGCTAGCACTGGTCGTTTAAGTGGAACTCCTACAACAGCGGGAACTTACAACTTTACAGTTCGTGTTTATGATTCAGGATTAAACTACAGTACGGCCCAAACAACTTTGCCAGTAAGCAACTTGTACACAGATTTAGCGGTTTCAGTGGTGATTAGTTAATGACTGAAGTAGTTGTTATTCCTCCTACTACACCATCTGTAGTTGTAGTCCCTCCTACACCAAGCCCCACATCTACTAGCTCCGTTACTGTTAGTGGGACTACAGTAGGTCCTCAGGGACCAGTGGGTCCCACGGGTCCACAAGGAGCAAGCGGTGGATTTTTTACGTTTACACAAAATACCCCAGCAACCACATGGTCAATAACGCATAATCTTGGATATAAACCAGCGGTAACCTCAACAGATATTAATGGAAATATTATTGTTGGAGATATTACTTACACAAGCACAAACGCACTAACTATTACTTTTTCAGGCGTAATTGGTGGATACGCCTACATGTCTTAAGGAGAAATAATGTCTAGAAGTTATTTAACAGCGGTCAATCTTAACGGAAATACGCTTTACAACGCCGCTCTACACCCTCAAGGAACTGCCCCAAGTATTACAGCGCTTGGACAAGTTTGGTATGACACCTCTACTAAGATTGTTAAAGTTTACGATGGTTCATGGAATGCTGTGGGCAACGCTGTTGCTTCAGCAGGTGGCCCTACTACTACCCCATCTTCTGCAGGTTCATTTTATTTTGATACTACTAACTTTGATTTGTATGTTGCTAAAGGAAATGCTTCTAGTGCTGACTGGAAACCAGCGGTAAGTGGCGCTCAGATACCTTTAAACAAAATTGCAGCGCCTACTGCAAATTACGACATTAGTGGTTCAGGGTTTACTATCCGAGCGACAGCGCCTGTTAATGCATTGGATGTAGTTAATAAAAGTTACGTAGATACTATTGCTACTGGACTTAACGCTCATGACGCTGTGGGGTATGCGTCAACAGCAAACCTCACAGGAACCTATGCAAATGGTACTTCTGGCGTAGGGGCAACACTTACCAACAGTGGAACACAGGCCGTGTTTGCCCTTGATGGATACACCTTTCAAGCATCTGACGTCACCAATAGCACCCGTGTTTTGCTTAAAGACCAGACTTTTGCGGACCAAAACGGTATTTATGTACTAACAACTTTGGGTAGCGTGTCTACTAACTGGGTACTTACCCGCGCTACCGACTACAACTCTGTGCCTAACGTAGCTGCTGGTGACTTTACCTTTGTAATTAACGGAACTGCTAATGGAAAGTTTTCTTTTGTTCAAATTAGCAAACCTGCTGCTATTAGTGGAAATAACACTACGGCAAATGCTATTACCTTTTCGGTATTTGCTAACGGTAACATCAGTGGGCTTGTTACCCCATCTCAAGGCGGAACTGGCTCAAACTTAACTGCTACAAACGGTACTTTTCTTGTAGGTAATGGAACTGTATTTACTAACCGTGCTTTAGCAGCATCAGACCGTACAGCGCTTGGTGCTACTGGTAAAGTCAGCGGAACTCTTAACTTTACAGCAGCTACCACTGCAACTATTACTCATGGGCTTTCAACCCCTGTAATTGCTCAAGCATTTGACGGTTCGGGTAATCAAATTGAAGTAGACGTAACTTCTACGGGAACTACTACAGTATTCTCGGTAGCCGCTACTAGTGCCACAGCAACTAACTATAGCTATGTAATTATAGGGTAAACTAGTAGTATGTCTAAAAACTTTTTAAACGGAATTTCAGTAACTGGTGGCGCAGTAGTTGTCACGGCTGATGCAGCAACCACAGTTCCATTAACAATTAACGCAGTTGCTGGTGCTACTCAGACTGCTAACTTACTAACAATCAATAGCCCATTTGATTATTCAAACAATGTGCTCACTATCACTGCTGACGGTTCTGTCAACGCCAGTGGTAGCATCACCGCACTTAGCTCAATCGCTGCACAGGGTCTATCTGTTACTGCTTCAGGAATAGGTTGTAGTGGAATACTCCGCCATTCATACTCTGCTATTACAACTTCACCAAGTCCGACAATTTTTCAGTCAAGTGTTACTGGTTCAAATATTATAAGACTTACCCCTACTGGTTCTTTCACAATTACTGCAGGACCACCACTGCCAGGGGCAATGTGTTGCCTAATCATTCTGACAAGTGGCACAACATCACGAACAATTACATTTGGTTCAGGCTTCAAAACACCAACTACAACACTTGTAACAGGTACGGTTTCGGGCAAATATTTTGTCATTAACTATGTTTCTGACGGAACTTACTTGATTGAGATATCTAGAACGGCTGCTATTTAAGTACCCCAAACAGACATTTTCAATGGTATTCTTATTGTTGGACTGCAATGTCCTCTACCTAAATTCAGGAGAAATCAGTGGCAAACTCTGAAATTAATTTTGACCCAACCAATAAGTTGCGTACTTCGTCCCCTCAGGCGCTTATTGATACGGACTTTGAATACGGCACACAGGTATCCAAGTGGGAAAACCTTGCCACAACCAACTGGCGCCCTTACGCATACGCTAGTCCAACAGCTTTGACCTCAGTTACGGGTATTTCTTTTAATACCGCAGGTTCTCGTACCGTAACAGTAACTTTAACAGACACTACGGGTTTGTCAAACGGCACTCCTATTACCGTCCAAGATACCCTAAACCCTATTGCTAATGGTACTTTTGCTGTAGATGCTGGAAGTATCGTCTCTAACACTAGCTTTACCTACACTGCTCGTGCAGCCGCTGCAGCCACAGGTTCAATCTTTGACTCAAACAAGTCATCTATTACTATTGGCAACTATTACACCAATGCTGCTATTGGTGGCGCCCCAACTATTACTTATGTGGCAAACAAAATTAAAGTAGTTACTACAATTCCTCACGGATTGTCTATTGGTAATGAAGTCCAAGTTGCTGGTACTACAGCAGGCACATCAGGTGCCCCTAACGGAACATGGGTAGTTTCCCAAGTTGAAAGTCCTACCGCTTTTTACTTCTACTCATCAGTAACTCCTGTAGGCGCTATTTCTGGCGGTCTTGTTTACACTCGTCCACAGGGCGCATTCTTGCATCGTCCATTTGATGGTGGTGTTATCTTCTCATCTAACGGAAACTCAAACTACGAAATGGCAACCCGCCAGACTCGCCGTTATTTCCGTTACCAGTCAGGTAAAGGTGTTCAGATTTCTTCTGGAACTATCCTTAAGCCTAATTTGCAGATTGACTCTATCAAGTACACTACATCAAATAATATAGTTACTGTCCGTACTAAGGACCAGCATAATTTGCAGCCTGGCTCAACTATCACTATTACTGGGGCAAATGAGTCTATTTTTAACGGCTCGTTTACTGTCTACACTATTACTGGATATAACACATTTACATATACCCCAACAACCACGTCTGCATCTGACGTCACGGCTTCTGGTCTTTACTACGCCTCAACAACTGGTTGGTATGGAGCAGTTAACCGCCTTGGTATCTTTGATAGCCAGAACGGCTTGTTTTTTGAATACGATGGTCAAACTCTTTACGCCGTCCGCCGCAATTCTACCTACCAGATTTCTGGTCGCGTAGACATTACAGCAGGTAGTGCAACGGTTGCTGCTAACTCAGGGTTTGCTACAGACTTTGCTAAGCAACTTGCTCCTGGTGACTGGATTGTTATTCGTGGTGCTTCATACCGCGTAGAGTCTATTGCATCTGATACAAGCATGACAATCTCCCCAGCATTCCGTGGCTCATCAGATATTACTGGAGCAGTTGTTTCTAAAACAATTGATACCCGAATTCCACAATCCCAATGGAACTTGGATACTTTAGACGGCAAAGGCCCTTCAGGGTACAACCTGGACCTATCGCGTATGCAGATGTTTTACATTGACTACTCATGGTATGGCGCTGGCTTTGTTCGTTGGGGTCTTCGCGCAGCTAATGGCGATGTAACATACGTACATAAATTGGCTAATAACAATGTTAACTTTGAAGCGTACATGCGCTCAGGTAACTTGCCAGGCCGCTATGAAAGCGCGACACTTCCTCCACGCACTACTATTGCTGCTAGTGTTGGGGCTTCAGATACTTCTATTTCTGTGGCTAGCACAGCTGGCTTCCCTCAGTCTGGAACAATTGTAGTTAAAGGCAGTTCAGCTTACGAGCATGTAAATTATGCTGGCACTACCCAAACCTCATTCTTTGGATTAACTCGCGCTAAAGCTGGCGCTACTCAAACAGTTACAGTAGCTGTAGGTTCAAGTGTGGGCACGGTAACAAGCACTACAGGTATTCAAGTAGGTCAGCGAGTAAATTCAGCAACAGCAAGCTCTGTTTGGCCTGATGGTACATTTGTTGTTTCTATTAGTGGAACCACAATTACGTTTAGTCAAGCATTGACTGGTACTGTAGCTAACCCATCAACTGTATTTATTCCAATGGGCGCTACAACTGGTCAGGCATTTACATACTCGTCAACTGCCCCAGTTGCTGTAGAGCTTGCATTCCCATCATATGCCCCAACCATTTCTCACTGGGGTACCTCAGTAATTATGGATGGCCTTTTTGATGATGATAAATCGCTTCTATTTACCTACGGTATGACCACTGGTGTGGCTATTGCATCTACGGCAAGCCAGGCACTATTTTCAATCCGTCTTTCCCCTTCGGTTGATAATGGTAAAGCTGCACCTTTTGCAACCCGTGATTTGATTAACCGTATGCAGTTGGTCCTCCGTGCTTTGGATATCTCAATCTCAGGCGGTTCGGGTAACCTTCTTGTAACAGCCGTTCTTAATGGAAAGCCGAGTAACTCTACGGCGTGGTCTGCATTAACTGCGCCGACTTCAAGTTTGGCTCAAGTCGCACTTCATACTTCAGGAACTACTGTTTCTGGCGGTGAAGTAACTGGAGGCTTCTTCGTAGGTTCTACTGGTTCTATTGACTTGTCTCTAGTCCGCGACCTTGGTAATGCAATCCTTGGCGGTGGCGGAACAGCTTCTGACAGCCAGATTTATCCTGACGGACCAGACACCCTTACCATTGTAGTTACTAACGTAGGTGGCTCTTCTTCAACAGTTCTTGGACGTCTTTCTTGGACTGAGGCTCAAGCATAATGGCATGTCGTACAGGTTGCCCGACACAGGACTGCGAAGACTACGCAGCCTGTTGTCGTGGCATTAACATTGATAAAACTAGCCTCCAGGTCCGCTAATGTCTAGGCCGTATACCCCAAGCGGGCGCTTTGATACGGACTTTGAAACAAGCGACATACATGACGCTATTACTAAAGACCTAACTAACCCCGTAGGCTCTACTGTTCAATGGTATGTATGGAACGGCACAGACACTAATGTTGACCCCATCTACGATGTAGGCTCTAACTATATAACTAGCACCACTGGCGTAAGTGTAAATACTACCATGACGGGTGTAGTCGGAACCAATGTTGTAACTGTTGTTTCAACTTCTAGCATTGCTGTGGGTATGGCTGTTGTTGGAGATGGCATTGCGAACGGAACGTTGGTTCGCAGCATCTCTGGGACCGCGGTAACTTTAACCAGAAATAACATAAAAACAATTGCTTCTGGCACGGCGGTTAACTTTACTGGAGATGGGCGTAAATGGAAGTCTCCTGTATCAGTACCAGTTATTAAAGCCATACTTAAAGAAGGCCAAACAAACCTTGTACAAGAAGGTTTTTACAACGCCGATAGTATTCATGTAGTTATTGACCATGATGTCTTAATTAACTCTATCCCTGAAATGCTTTATAAACTAGACCCTACGGATAGCGAAAACCCTGACCCTCTAAACCGTGACCGCATTGTCTGGAAAAACCAAGTTTACCGCCCAATTAGTAGTAGCTACTCTGGTATTATTAAAGAAAAATTTGTTCTAATGACATTTGATTGTCAACAAGTCATGTCTGATGAACTTATTAACGACCCACAGTTCCAGGCATACGCAAGTTAGGAATATAATGGCTGAAAAGAAAAAAGACCCACGTCTAGAACGCGCTGGAGTATCTGGCTACAATAAGCCTAAGGCTACTCCAAATGACCCTAAGCACTCACATGTTGTAGTAGCTAAAGAAGGCGACAAAGTAAAACTTATTCGTTTTGGGCAGCAAGGAGTAAAAGGTTCTCCAGACGGTTCAAAACGTAACGAAGCGTTCAAAGCACGTCACGCTAAAAATATTGCCAAAGGCAAAATGTCTGCGGCTTATTGGGCTAATAAGGTGAAATGGTAATGGGTCGTAATAACAGAGACTTTCAGGAAGGCCGATTTAACCCATTAGAAAAAGTTGCTGGGTTTCAAAACCCACACGGTAAATGGTCGTTTAAAGTAGGGGATGTCGTTAATATGGCGGCTACTAAGGGTAAGTTAACAGCTCTTCACCCTAAGATATTCGCTTCTCAACTAGAGGGTCGTTTGGGAGAAAGCAAGGAAGAAAATAGAGCAAGAACTGATGCGGTAGATATGAGCCATCCTATTATTGCCCTTGCACATCCAGACGGCTCCCATAGTAT